TGGTCACGGCTATTGCGGACATCAAAACGCTAAACAAGACCCTTGAGCTTGTGCTGAAAAACGCTTCGTTGTCGATTGCTGGCGTTTACACAGCAGCGGATGATGGTGTCCTAAACCCTCAGAACATCAAGATCCAGCCAGGCGCGGTTGTTGCGGTAGCCAGGAATGGCGGCCCTAATGGCGCCTCCCTCGCGCCGCTGCCACGGGCGGGGGATTTCAACACCAGCCAGATCGTCATCAATGATCTGCGCATGAACATCAAAAAGATAATGATGGACGACACGCTGCCGCCAGACAATATGTCGGCACGCTCGGCCACAGAGGTTGCAGAGCGCACCAGGGAGCTGGCCACAAACCTGGGCAGCGCGTTTGGTCGTTTGATTACAGAGACAATGGTGCCGATTATCGCGCGCACATTGTTTGTTCTGGACCAGCAAGGCTTGATTGATCTACCGTTGAAGGTGAATGGCGCCGAGGTAAAGGTGACGCCAGTGTCTCCTCTCGCCCAGGCGCAGAAGCTCCAGGAGATCAATGATGTCGTTCAGTATATGCAGATCGCAAACGCTATGGGCCCACAAGGTCAAGCGTCAATCTCAGTGCCGCGTGTCCTTGCGTTTATCGCGGAGCGGCTGGGGATCGATCAGAACATTCTGAACAGCCCAGAAGAACAAGAACAGATTATGATGCAGATGCAGCAAGCCATGATGGAGGCGCAGCAACCAGCACAGCCAGGTGCTGTGAATGACGGCGGTGCGATGGCAGGAGCAATGGTATGATGGAAGATGGATGGGATGGCTTAACAGACGCGCCCAGGATAGAGACAAGACAAGCGGACGATCTCGATATCCTATATGGGCGTGTGTTCAAGTCTGAAGAGGGCCAGAAGGTGCTGTCGCACCTTCGGTCAATTACAATCGAGAGGCCGACCTGGAACCCAGGCGAGGACCACAGTTACGGATACGTCAGGACTGGGATGGCCGAGATCGTTCGCATGATCGAGAAAAGAATAGAGAGAACCGAATAATGGATAACCAGGAAACTGTCGGGCAGGATAACGTCGCAGCTGACGCCCCGCTCATCAATCCCCAGGCCCAGGAAGATGTTTCAGCACAGCCTCAAGAGGCGCCGATCCCACTTCACGATCCTGACCCGAGTGATGTCACTCCAAAAACTACTGCCGAAAGCGACGATGAACCGCTTACGCGCCCCGATTATTATCCCGAGAAATTCTGGGACGAAGATGGCCCTGACGTTGAGAAGCTGGCCAAGAGCTATAACGAGCTTCAAAAGAAATTCAGTCAGGGTAAACACAAGGCTCCAGAAGATGGTTACAATCTTAAAGATCTGGTGGACGCGGGTCTCAATCCAGATGATCCTACTGTCAGCGCGTATCAAGAGTGGGCGAAAGAGAACGGCATTAGCCAGGCTGCTTTCGAGGATCTTGCTTCGCGTGTCCTCCAAATAAGCGGGGATGTCACGCAACAGCTGGAGTATGATCGCAACCAGGAAATGCAAAAGCTCGGTGAGCGCGCCCAGGAAAAGATCCAGATGGCAGAGCGTTTGCTGATGAAAGCACCGCTAAACAACAACGAGCGCGAGGCAATCGCCAACAGCCTGGACAGTGCGGACGCGATTAATGCGTTCCTCAAGTATCACCAGGCTCTGACGAATGAGGGCATACCGATACAGCCCGCGCCCAGCGCGCCAGAAATGACGCGGGAAGATCTCGAAGCCGCTATCGCTGATCCTCGATGGACCACAGATACGGCGTTCCGATCGCGCATTGAGAAGCAATGGATGGCATCGCAAGGATAATTCCTTGCTAAAGCTATCGTTTGGCTCTATACTGCGACTGTCGGATAACCGTTTGCGCGGCCCGTCATTTGGGGTGAATACCCTTGGTGGCGCGGCCATCCCCGCGCAAGCGACCGCCCTCACAGGATAACGGATCGCGCTTGGTCAAAACTCTTTATAGGAGGGTTCTGCTATGGCGCAGAATGTCACTACGGCCTTCGTTACCCTGTTTGAATCAGAGGTAAAACAGGCATATCAAGCTGAAGCCCTGTTGCGTGGCACTTGCCGCACACGCACTGGCGTTCAGGGGAACACTGTAAAATTCCCAAAAATCGGTAAAGGCGTTGCAACTGTTCGCGTTCCGCAAACAGATGTTACTCCTTTGAACGTAACTTACAGCCAAGTCACCGCGACAATGAGCGATTATATTGCTGCTGAATACAGCGATATCTTCCATCAGTCGCACATCAATTTCGACGAGCGTCGTGAATTGGTGGAGGTTGTGTCGAAATCGATCGCTCGTCGTATGGATCAGATTATGATCGATGCGCTGAACGCATCGTCGGCAACAAGCGTTCTGACAACTGTCGGCGGTGCTGGCACGAACATGAACATTGCCAAGCTGCGTGCTACGGCAAAGGCGCTGAATGAGAAGAATGTTCCTTCCGAGGGCCGCTATCTTGTCATGCACGCTTCGCAGCTCGATGCTCTGCTGGGTGAGACCGAGACCACTTCCTCGGATTTCGCAACGGTTAAGGCTCTTGTCCGTGGCGAGATCAGCTCGTTCATGGGTTTCAACATCCTCACCATGGGCGACCGTGATGAGGGCGGCCTGCCGAAGCCTTCAACACGCACTTGCTTTGCCTGGCATCGTGATGCTCTGGGCTATGCTGAGTCGATGGCGCAAAAGACCGAGATCAACTACGTCCCTGAAAAGACGTCGTTCCTGGTTAGCTCCATGTTCTCCGCTGGCGCAGTGGCGATCGATGACGATGGCATCGTCAAGATCAACTGCACCGAGTAAGGAGGACTGACTGATGGCTTTCTCAGCAACTGGTTTTGCAACCATTGGAGCTTCCAAGAAGGGCAATGCCCCTTCGGTTTACTCCTATTCGACGACAGACACGATCGCCACCGTGAACACTGAGGGTTATTTCAATGACCTTTCGGATTCGTTGGCTGTTGGTGATCTGATCTATTGCTTGACTTCGACTGGCTCCACTGCTGTCGCAACACTGGTCTATGTGTTGTCGAACACTGGTGGCGTTGTTGACGTCAACGATGGCACGACGCTGGCAAGCACTGACAGCGACTAAGACGGGCAGGGCCAGGGCAACCTGGCCCTTACCTCAATGACAGGAGGTTCGCATGGCAGCTGGCGATACAAGTTTATCTATATGTTCGGATGCGCTGATTATGTTAGGCGCCCAGCCGATCTCGTCCTTCACTGAAGGATCCGACGCAGCCCAAGCATGTGACCGCCTATATCCCGATCTTCGGGATAGTTTGCTTTCTAGGTATCCCTGGAGCTGGAGCTATCAAAAGACCCAGCTGGCGCGCCTGGCAACGGCGCCGATCTCCGAATGGGATTATGCCTATCAGCTGCCTGGTGACATGCTCTCTGGCGTGCGGGCGCTGTTCAATACTGCCGACACCTTCGGGATGCCGCTCCGCTATGGCTGGGAGATCTATGGCGACCAGGTATATACCAATGAAGAGACCGTCTATATCGATTACCAATCCAGCGTAAACGAGAGCAAGATGCCGTATTACTTCGTGCATCTACTCCGTCATGCGATGGCTGGCGAGTTAGGCATGGTTATCACTGACCAGATTTCCAAAGCAGATTACTTCCGTTCCCTGGCGTTTGGCACGCCTGGCGAGAATGGTCGAGGTGGTCTGTTCCGTGAAGCAATGAATATCGATAGCCGTGGCCAGCTGCCACAAGTCATCGAGGATTACTCGCTTATCGATGTAAGAGGATAGCATGGCGCGGATTGTTCAGTTCCAGACAAACTTCTCGGTCGGAGAGCTGGATCCGCTTCTGAAGGCGCGGACCGATCTCGAGCAGTATCAGAACGCGCTCGAGACCGCGAAGAACGTCCTGGTGCAGCCGCAAGGTGGCGTGCGCCGCCGCAATGGGCTCAAGTTCATCTATGACTTTGGCGCCAGTTTCACTGACTTCAAACTGATCCCTTTCGAGTATAGCAGCGCCGACAGCTATATGTTGGTGTTCGTCAATCTGCGCATGTATGTGTTCAAGGATGGCGTGCTGCAAACAAACATCAACGGCAGCGGCAACGATTACGCGACGACGACAATCACCGCAGCCATGCTCGATGAGCTGAATTACACCCAGGCGGTTGATACTCTGATCGTGGTGCATGAGGATCTCGAGCCTCAGCGGATCGTGCGGAACAGTGATACGTCCTGGACTATCGAGGCTTTGCCGATTGATTTTGTCCCACAATACGCATACGTGATCGATTTCCATAGCCCCCAGTTTACGATTACGCCAAGCGCAATTAGCGGCAATGTAACTATTACAGCATCCAGCGTGACAACTGACACTGGCACT